CTCTATCCTATTCACTCTTAACAATTACACTAATGAAAAAATATACTTACCTAATTTTCTGTTTGTTATTTGTGGCTTTGGTTATTGCAATCCCGGAGCTGCACCCTCAGACATGCCATCTTGATGGAGATACATTGACCATGCTGGCAGCTGGTCCGGCCTTCGCACCGCTGAAATGGAATGTCGGTCAAAATAATATGGGAGGATATAAAGGACGTTTGCTGTTTATTCCATTCGATGCTCCCAATACAGTGCCGGATCCCGGCAAAGCTGCAGACAATGAAGCACTAGTGACGGCAGCTGGTGCATTTGCTTTTCCTGCAGAAGGAACATATAAGCAACCTATTTATCTATATAGTACAGATGCGACAGTCGAATATAAAGCGGAGCAACAGGGAGAAGCTGACGGGATCAGCTATAAACTGACGCTAAGCTTCTTCTTCCCTGGTAATACCCAGGAAATGCATGCATTCAATGCATTGGTAAAAAACACAGCCGGCTATTATATCTTTGAAGACTCCGACGGCAGGCAAATGATCATGGGACAGCCGGGATTATATGCTTCTACTGCTCCTTCTTTCAATGGAGGAAAAGCAAGAGGTGACCGTCGCGGTACCACCTATACGGCTACCGCTGATTCCAATTACTCTGCGATCTTCCTTGAGACTCCCATAGATATGGAAGTGATAGGCGGATTTAAACCAGCTCCCGCACCAGAATCATGATCAGACAAGAACAACTCAGCCAATGGTTAGGAGACCGTCAGCGCAAATATGCTGACGGCCTGGTTCTTTTCAATGCTCTCGCAAAGGAAGCTATGAAAAAGAAATTTGCTGCTTACCTGACAGCAGCTCCAGAAGATCCACACATTTTTGATCCGCATTTCACCCAGCTCGTTAATTGCTTGTCAAAACTCGACAAGGAGATTAAATTCACCCCTTCCTTATACCCTGCCGCAATGGAAGAAATTGTTGTAGTAAAGACCATGAGCGAGAATGATCGAAAAAAAACGATCGAATCCAAGCAAGCGAATATCGCCTCCCTGGAGGAGTTGGTCAATAGCCTTCGATCACGAATTGATAGTTTGGAGGACGACAGTGAAAGTCACACTGATGAACTTGTTTCCCTTCAGGAACAGTTTGACGAGAAGATGTCAGAGCTATCTGCCTTACAGAACGAAGTGAACGCTCTGAACACACCAGGCGTCAAGATCATCACAGAAGAATCACTCAGCCCGTCTATTCGCAAGGCTTATGCCCGTATCAAGGAAATCGCACCTCTATATGCAAGCCTGCATAACGATGTAGCTAATTCGGAGATCCCGGCAGAAGAACGGCAGCCTATAGCCGAAGAGCTCTGCAAGCTCGATGACGAACGCCGCCGGCTTTGGAAACAAATCGATGCCTGGGCAGAAGGGAAAGGTGAACTGAGCCTTAAAGAGAAACGACCTGTATACAGTGAGAATGGTGTAGTACGCGGTATTGAGATCGCCCGTCAGATTAAACGTCTGAAACAAAACATTACTAACAGCCAATCTGCTGCTAACCGCGCCGAATCTCAAGGTAAAAAGACTGTTATGCAAAATGCCTTAGATCGTGTTGCCGGCTACCAAGAAGAACTGGCAGCACTGGAAAAGGAAATTGCGACGCAACAGAGCGCAAGTAAGGAATAACATCAGAGGCATTGCCCCTGGATCTATGAACAGTTCATGCACAAGCGAGGGCGATACATCTAGTGTTGTCCTCGCTTTCGTTTGAATACAACAAACCACTATAGTTATGCCTAAGAAAGATCCCACATATGACCGGATAGAACGTGCCTTGTTCAAAGACAGAGAGGAAGCATCAAGTAACCTGTCCCAACGGGAAATGGAAATTAAAAAACGAATGATGCTATGTGTCAGCAAAAAAATGGAAGATCCTCTGATCCAAGACACCGAACTTGTCAACTTCCTGATGAATGGATGCGGAGGTAACGCAGATGCCGTATCACAGTCACAAGCATACCGGGACATTGGTATGATCAACAGATTAGTTGGCAACATTCAACTGGCCGCAAAAGCCTGGTATCGGTATATGATTGTCGAAGGCGGGAAAAAAGCCTTCAATATGGCCATAGACAAAGAAGATGCCAAGGGAGCAGCTGCAGCGTTGGACAAGATAGGTAAATACACTCGCTCAGACAAAGAAGATGAGAAATTCGACTACTCCCAGCTCGTTCCTCCATCATTTGAGCCTTCAGATGATGTGACCCTTCTGGAAGGTCTGGAACCTATTAAAGACCTTGAAGGAACCAGGTCGGAAATGCGAAGCAGATTCAAAGGTATGTTGAGCAAAAAAGCGGTGGACATTCGTCCCATCGAAGAGGAGGAAGAAGAATGAGTACACCCCTCTCTCCTATCTTATCTGCCCGTGAACGTCGCAGAAAGCAATATGAAGTCGTTGACAAATTCTTCAATAAGATGCAGCGCCAGGCGATGGCCATCAACGCACATGACGAGTATATAGTCGCATCACGTGGTACCGGAAAATCCGAAGGTATTGATGCCCGAATTATCCTCCGGAACGTATGGGAAATGCCGGGATCTTTGGGTGGTCTCATCTCTCCGTCATACGCCAAGGCATGGGGAAATACTCTCCCGGCAATCTGCAAGGCTTTGGCTGAATGGGGATACATTCAAGGCATTCACTATGTCGTTGGTCATAAAGCACCGGCAAGCATGGGATTCGCCAAGCCTGTCCGTCCTGTCCTGGGTGAAGGCTGGAGCAATGCATTCCATTTTTGGAATGGTACGGTCATGGTGATCCTGTCATTCAACCAGGGAATGTCTGCCAACTCCATGTCGCTGGATTGGGTGATAGGCCCTGAAGCTAAGTTTCTCAACTATGAGAAGATTAAAAGTGAGGTGGATCCTGCCAACCGAGGCAACCGGCAATACTTCGGTGAATGCCCGCACCATCACAGCGTAAGCTATTCCACAGATATGCCGACCGCATCAATGGGAAAATGGATCCTGGACAAGATGGATGAAATGTCCCCACCTCACATCAACCTGATCAGAAACTTATATCTCAAACTGCAGGAGTACAAACGCAAGCCACTCACGGATCATGTGATGCGTCAGATCAAAGAATATCAATTTGACCTGGATCTAGCGAGGAAATATCAGCCTCCAATCAAACCGCAGCCGGGGAAAACTAAAGAATATACCGTTTTCTATGGTGAATACGACGTATTCGACAACCTTGAAGTGCTGGGAGAAGATTTCATCTGGCAGATGTATCGTAACTCACCACCGCTAATTTGGCGTACCGCTTTCATGAACGAACGCCTGTTCCGTGTACCGAACGGCTTCTATTCTGCGTTGGATGATAATATTCACTTCTATATCCCGAAAGACAATGGACGCCTCCAGAATCTTGGGTGCAACTGGGGAAAACTGACCTCCTGCGGCTGTTTGGGAGACGGAGATCTTGACTTCGATCAGGAATTGCACCTGGCATTCGACTCAAATGCATCCATCTCCACAGCTGTCGTAGGCCAACTGAATGAACACACGATGCGCATTCTCAAGTCATTTTATGTCAAAACACCAGGGAAGCTACAAGATCTTGTCAAGATGATAGCCGACTACTACCGTCCGAAACTTAATCACGATATAGTAGTCTACTATGATCATACGTTCACCTGGGAGTCAGGATCCACTACAGAAACTTATGCCGATATCATTGAACGGGTATTCAAAGAGAATGGATACAACGTGACGATGGTCTATGTCGGTCAAGCCCCAAAACATGAGTGGAAACATCTGAATATAGACTTGACTCTGAAAGGAGATCCGCAATTTCTGTGGATCCAAATAAACTTGCATCAAAATGAATTTCTGAAGATCGCAATGGAACAGACTGGCATCAAGCAAGGAAAGAATGGATTTGAAAAGGATAAAACGCCTGAAGGGAGCGATGACACTCCTGATAATCCGGATGAATATAAGACGCACATAACTGATGCATTTGACACGCTGTGGTTAGGCATGAACTTCTATTTCACGGCACCTGGATCAAACTCTAGTGGCGTATTCTTCCTGAATAATAAATAAAAAAGGTGCGTTTTATTATTACTTTCTTTTGCTTTTCCCAAATATTATTCCAACCTTTGTTGCGCCCTAAATATTATTAACGACTCTTTTGGTTTTAATGTTATTCACAAAGCTGAATACTACAATAAGAAAATCATGGGCCTATTATTACTAAAAGAGTTATGTAAGGAGATCCTATTATGAAACAACATAAATTTGGTGATATAGACTTATCCGACCCCTTTTTTGATTCGCTTAAAGAAGATTATCCTGAATTCACTGAATGGTACACCAAAAAGACTAAAAGTGATACCAAAGCTTTTGTCCAAAAAGATCAAGATGGAAAACTTCAAGGCTTCCTATATATGAAGCATGAAACAGAGGAATTAAATGATATAAATCCTCCAATGCCTGCTGCGAGTAGATTAAAAGTAGGAACATTCAAGATAGATGCACATAATACAAAGTTAGGCGAGCATTTCATAAAAAAGATTGTTGCAGCAGCTCTATATATGGGAGTTACCGAAATATATGTGACTATCTTCGAAAAGCATCAAGGATTAATCAAAATTTTACGAAGATATGGTTTTACTGAATATGGAACAAAAGGAGAAGGGGATACTCCCGAGCTTGTTTTTATTAAATCTATGACAGATTTTACAGGAGATATGTTATTAGACTACCCCTTTATTCACACAAAGGATACACAAAAATTCATATTAGCTGTGAAGCCTGAATTTCATACTCCCCTATTCCCTGACTCTATATTAAATACCGAAGAAAGAAATAAAGAGTTTCTTG